TTGTAACTGTTTTAACAGCAATACCATTATATTGTTGTTGATTAATAAATTTAATACCAAAAGAAATCCCGCTTGACGGATCTCTAAAATAAGATGAATCTTCTAATAGTACAGGACGATTACCTACAAAATCACCGGTAGGGCCTAATGTTCTAGTTAATTCATTTGGTGGCCAATTAAACACTTGGTCTTGTGTAGAGAACACTGATAGACGTTCAGTATTCCATGAATCAATTAATTGATTTAATGCAGTAAGCGCATCTTGTGAAGTGGCAGCAGAAGGTACTTCGCCTTCAGCAAGCATACCTATTAAGCGTAGAGCGCCATTAATTTGATCTGCAGCTGTAGTTGCCATGAGCTTATTCCTTTAATTATTTCTTATACGTTTAGATTCTAGCCCATTAATAGGCGCCGCTTTTTGTGTTTCTTTTGGCGTATCTGGATTATATACTATCCAGCCATTTTTTTCATCTTCTTCAGCTTCAATATCCATAGTAGCAACTTTAGTGCCATGGATAGGATGTCTTAAATATATATTAGGCATAGTTTAATAAAGAGGGGCCGAAGCCCCTTTTTAATTGTTAAGGCAGTAAACCGTAAACTTTTAACTTAGTTTCAAGTTGAGTTACGCGTGTTTGTAAATTTGCAATAACAGCTAAAACTGAATTACCTTCATCTTTTGTAACAAAACCAAAAGCTGAAGCATTAATTAAGTCTTGAATTGCAAAGTCAGCAGTGCCTGGTGCAGTTGACGTAATTGTAGTCAAAGCCGCAGTGTTAGCTGCAACTTGAGGTACAAACGTCGCTCCATCTAATAATGGATCTGCATAAGCAACGCCAATAGGTTTGGTATTGTTTGGCATGATATTTTCCTTTTAAAAAATCCCCCTAAAAAAAGGGGGATGTATTACATTAAGCTATACGATACAAAGTCCAAGTACCTGCGCCTGTTTTACGAGCGCGGAATTGAGCCGAAGTATTTTCAAGAACAACAGCATTACCTGCAATAGTCCAACCTGTACCAGTTGCAATTGTTACTTGGAAAGATAGGTCAAGATTAGTTACTGCAAAATCAAACGCAGCGTTAATCTTTTCTGCACTGCTAACGTCAGCTTCAAGCAAAGCTACGGTTGGCAAAGTTGCTGTAATGTCAGCCGCAGAATCTACTGTAAATAAACCATTAGATAACTGAGCAGCAGTTACTGTTACATCTGCCGATAAAAGCGTTGGAGCGCCTTGTACAAACAATACCGCTTCACCGACGTTACCGTCGTTAATTTGATAACCGCCAGAGCCATTTGGGAGAGCCATGATAATTTCCTTTTCAATATTAATTTAAAAAACCCCCACCGAAATGGGGGTTACTTAGACTAGCCCCAGATACGAGCAGCCATTTGTGGACGAACAGTGCTAAAGCCATATAGAACGTCAATACGGCAAGGTAATCTGTCGTTGTTGATGTCATATTGACGAACAACACGTAGAGAAATACCGTTGTGTACTTGACGTGAGGCCATATCTACACCTTGTGGTAATAACAAGTCAGCTGTCGCAAAAGTGATAGCATCTTTGTGATAAACCAAGTTTTGAGCGTATTGCGTAGAAGCTGCACCGAGGAATGTAATTGCTGCACCATCTTGTGGGAACGCATTAATAGTTGCTAAAGCATTATTAGGCGTATACATAGCTGGTGAAACTTTAATACTAGTCCAAGCACCGCCAGCAGCAGTATTAGCTTCAGTTACTGTGAATTGTTGTAATGAACCTGTTGATTCACGTGTTTGTGGGTTAACAGCAAATACGTTAGCAACGGTAAATACATCACCTACAGTTACTGTAGCTGAACCTGTACCACCGTCAATACTAATAGTAGATTGGCCTTCTGTAGAGATAGTGCCATTTACTAAAATAGTATCGCTAGTAGAACGAGTACCAGTTGTGTGTTGTTTAATAGATTGTGACATATTAACTTCATCAAAACCTAATACGCCAGTACCCATTAAACCGTTTTTAAACTGTTTAGAGATAGTGTCGGTTGGATTGAAAAGACCTTTCATGCCTTCTACTAAGCCAGCGTTAGCAGCTGGGTTAACAGTTGCATATCTTGGAGCCATTACAGCAGCGCCTTCATTTAGTTTTTGTTGTGCTTGTAATAAAACTAATGAAGTTGAAGGTGTAGTTCCAGGAGTGCCTACTGAGTTATAGATTGCTTTGTATGCGTTAGCAACGTCAGCATCAACGCTAGAAGCTAATTGTGAGATACGTGGTTTTAGTACACGTTCTGCAAAATCATCTAATTGCATTGTTAATTCAGCTGAAGTGAAGTTAACACCAATATGTTTTTGTGATGCAACAGACAATGTTGTAAATTGTTCGTTGTCATCTTGTACTTGTAATGCAGCACCGTCAGTTACTAATGCGCGATCTGGTAAACGGATACGCAATGTAGAACCGATCTTAGCGCCTTCTACGGCAAAAGAATCATCGTATTGACGATTCACGTTACGTGTGATCACAAGGTTATTTTCTAAACTTTCTAGAGCTTTACGTGTGATCATATCAATGGTTAAAATTGAGTTTGACATGATTTTTCCTTAAAAATTAGCGGTTTCTTTTTGCTTCCCACGCTTTTGCTTGTCTAGCTCTATCTGCAGCAATCCATTCTGACGTAGACATTGTTTTTGTCGATCTAGGATCGGTTGTGTCATACGCTGGTGAATTGCTACCTTTAGCCGTGACAGGCGAAATAGGTGCAGGAGCGCTCGTTGTTTTTTTCGTCATTGGTTCTGAAGCTATTTTTGCTTCAAGTCGACCAATTTCTTTTGCTTGTAAGATAGGCGATAATTTGGAAATACGTTCGGCTTCTTTTGGATTGACACCTAAGTAATATGCTACATCAGGGCCAATATCGGAAGCTTGGATCGATTCAGCCATCACGGTAGTAATAGGAAGCTTAGGATTATATGCGACTTGTTCAAAGTCATCATACTTAGCACGGGCTTCTTCTTCTTTATCTTGATAGGCTTCTAAAAGTTCGTACTGTTCCTTTTGATGCTCACGTTGCTCAATCAATTGTTCAGCTTTTGTAGTCGCTAAAGCTTCTGCATAGGCTTCTATAGAATCATATTGATCAGGCAATGGAGTTTCTTTAGGCGCTTCAGGTTTAATAGCCTGAATAGCACGTTCTCTTTCCCATTTACGCTGTTCTCTCGCAAGTCTTTTACCAATGGCAGCATCTAGTTCTTCTTGTGTGAATACTTTAGATTCTGTTTTGGGTTCTTCCGACACTTCTACAGCTACTGCATCAGGTTCGGAAGCTGTCGTAACTTCCTGCTCTGGCGCGGGTACTTCCGCTAATACTTCTTGGATATCATCCATTTTTGTTTCCTTAGAAACCCTGGTGGTCTGCACCAGTACAGTTTTAATTTTTAATAGTAATAGCTAATGTTTATTTTAGCACTAGCTGATTGTTCAATAAATTTAATTTTATTTAAGTCACCATCATATTGTAAAGGGACACCAATTGCAAGTGGCATTCCTACAGATGCTGTAGGTGCGGTGTTATCATCGCGCCAACGTACAGGAGCGCCTTCAGCAACTATAAGTGCAAATACAGGCTTACCATTTAATCCGTCTGGCGTTCTAGCAGGAATAGTTAATCCTGATGCGCTGCTTAGACTTGTAATTTGCTGATACCCAAAACAGGTAGTTACAGCTTTAATGTTCATTGTCATTTAAAATCTCCTAGGTTGGGTAAATGATCTTATAGTATACGTGTATTCTGCGCCGCCGACAACTGGTGAAAGTCCAAAATTCCATCCATCTACATTACCTGCATCAATATTGTTTTCGTCTACATATGCGTTCCATGTTGCACCGCCAGTTGCGTTGTTGTCTTTGATTGAAACACAAGTTACGTTAATGGTGCCGCTGCTATCACTTAAGGTTGCCTGCGATCCAGGAACACTACTATTTAGTGTAATAAGATTATTTGCCGTGCCAGATATGCCAAACGCACTTACGGTCTGTGTGGTGCTTGCCGTCAGCGTAATCGTAGCTGGCTGCACTGTGTTAGTAATATTGGCAAATGTGTTGCTCTGCTGAATAGTTAAGGCGCCAGCACCACCTTGGTTAAGTGTTGGCCATACTTTTGCGCCGCCCGCAAAGGTCTTAGCGCTAGCGCTAGACATATTGATCGTGCCAGTAGATGCGCTAACAGTCAGATTAGCAACATTGGTGTTGGCGTTCCAAGCAGTTCCACTTCCGGCGACAGTCCATGTTCCGCTGCCTAGCGTAAGTGTTTTGGTTCCTGACCCAAGCGCAAAACTTCCTATATTAACATTTTGTCCGTTTGCGTTTAGCGTTCCAGCACGCAAAGTGGTCGACACCGTTGATACAACGTTAAAAGCATCTATAAAACGCCACGAGCCGTTTGTTCCAAAAAACAATACCGCTTGAGGTGTAGTTTTTCCGTTGCAAGTAATATCCCGCACCGTAGCATTTGTAGACCCAAATTGCAGCACGTTTACGGCATCTGCGGTTAAACTCATTGTTGGCGACAGCGTATAATCACCATAAACATATTTTCCTCCAGTATTCAACGTCCCTGAAAATCCGGTAAAATCTACCGTTCTTGCCGAAAAAAAGTAAAACGTGTCAGATCCTGCCGTCACATATATTGAAGGCGAATTTAACTCCGTAGAGCCTGACGATGTTCCATGATTAAAGTTTCTGTTTCCTGATATTGCATTTGCAACAGCATAAACTTTCGGATCCCCGGTAAAAGAAAAATTTGTGGCGTTATTAACTTGCCATATATTAACTGCGCTAGCGGTCAATTCAATATTCCCAGTTCCAAAATCTATTGATCTAGTATTTGTGTTATTTGACGCAAAAATTGCGCACGTTAATTTATAAGTGCTTAGTGATATCGTTCCCCTAGTAAGGGTAAAGGTGTTAGTTGTCGTCAAGTTTGCCCCTAGCGCAAGAAGCAATGTTGCGCTATCAACAGTAATGGCTGTTGACACAGATTCATTTGACGTGGTTACAGTTCCACTACCTGAGTTTGAATCAAAAATTGCAGTGTCACTTAAGGTTGGAACTGATGCGCCGCCAGCGCCGCCAGATGTAGTAGACCAAAATGCAGAACTTGCATTATCCCACGTTCCTGTTCCACCTACCCAAAATCTATTTGCCATTACATTGCCCCAAGAATGAACATAGAGAGTTCTTCATATCGAACGCCGTATCGATTCCCAGCATCTATACCTGGCACCAATACGTTGCCTTCGTCGTCAAGCTGTGCTGGTTGTGTTTTCCATTCGTCATAGCAAAACAAGCCATAATCATGCGCATCAAGGCCTTCGCTTGCGAATGCAGCCTCAAGTTCTTGGGCCAAAATTCCAATATGAACACGTTTTCCGTCTTTAAAACGATACGATTTGATAAGGCTTTTGCATTTTAAGGCTACGTTACGCTCTGCTAGTTTTAATTCACAAACATCTTCTTTTAACCTAGCATCTGATGTGTTAATTGTTCCGGTGGTTGCAAATACGGTATCCCACCGTTGCGCTGCTGTCCCCAAATTTAGAGTTCCATCTGCCTGTGGACGAAATCCGCCAGAGTAAAGTTGAGCTAAGGTTGAACCGGTTACGTTGAAAAAAAAGCCACTACCCCCCGCCGCTATAATGGAAAACGTTGAATTGTCGTCGCCAAACTTTGTAACATTATCACTTGCCTGATTGAATACGTTTACAGATGCAGCAAGCCCAGATCTTTGGCTTGTAAGTCTTTGAGTAGGATTAAGAGTTGCATTCGAAATAGTTCCAGTTACCGTTGCGCCGACAGCCATTGCGTTGTCAACGCCGAAGAAACCAAATGCACCACCAGAAGTTACTGTAATATTAGCCCCAAAAGAGTTGGAGCTATATTTACCGCCACTTTGGTTGATAGTGACATCGCCAATAATACGATTACCGATAACAGCAGGAGCGCCACTGCCCGTTGGCGACCCACCTGCCTCAAGTGTCAATTTGCCAAACTGAGAACTTGTAATAGCAGCCGTACCTGTGGAAACCATAAGTATTCCACCAGTAGCTTGGCTGGTATAAATACCAGTTATGACATGATATAGGGTGGCGGTTCCGCTCAATCCCAATTCAATGTCATACCCTGTCGCTGTAGTGTCTCTTGTTTGATATATATTTTTGGTGCCAACAATTTGCGTGCGGCTTCCAG